CTAATCCCTGCCTACAGGAAATTTTCGGTATAGTGTTGACACTCCTACATCATAAATTAATGCTACGCGCTGACACGTTTCTCCTGCAGCGATTAGTCTCCCTGCCTGCGCCCACTGCTCATCCGTTAGTTTTGGCTTACGTCCACCAATTCGTCCCTGTGCGCGAGCAGCTTCCAGTCCAGCTTTTGTTCGTTCAACAATCAGTTCACGCTCCATTTCAGCCAGGGCACCCATCACATGAAAGAAAAAGCGCCCCATTGGGGTACTAGTATCAATTGAATCCGTCAGACTACGAAAGTTGATGCCTCGTTCGCGCAACTCCTCAACCAGAATGACCAGATGCCGCATACTACGCCCCAGCCGATCCAGCTTCCAGACAACCAGAGTGTCACCTGCCGATAATGTCCTGAGCAGTTTTTTCAGTCCTGGCCTTTCGGACTTTGTACCGCTTATCTTGTCTTCAAAAATCAGCTCGCATCCTGCACAGTTCAGCGCATTACGTTGTAGATCTGTGTTCTGGTCATTTGTTGACACACGTACATAGCCAATAAGCATGGTAGATCTCCCTGACAAAAGCAGGAATGATGCCATTTGCTCGTTATTTCTGCATTTTCATAAACGTTGGTTTGGGAGAAGCGGCTAAAAGGAATGTAGGGACAGGGGCGAATCAGATACCTGATATGGGTAGCTTCACGCTTTCTGTTTCAGGTACTGGATATCAAAAATTACCATCAGGTTTTATTCTTCAGTGGGGCTCAATCGGCGCACCAGGCATTGCACAGGATGTAGTAACCCATTTTCCAATTGCATTTCCAAACAGATGTCTGCGTGTTTTGGTCTCACAAGACTACACACCAGATAGCGGGGCTGTTGGTTATATTGCCTGTGCAGGTTTTAGTCCCGACCCGGTTAAATTTATATCCAGAGCCAGTACTCCAGGTCTCGGCGCTTCATTTTTAGCGTTAGGCTGTTAATTTAGCTATATGGAGTGAAAAATGAATTATATATATTCCGCGACTACAAACTCTTTCTATCCGTTAGAGATGAAAGAGGATTACACTCAAGCTGACTCATGGCCAGATGATGCTGTTGAAGTTGATGAGCAAGTGTATATTGAGTTTTCCGGATTACCGCCAAAAGGAAAAATCCGTATCGCTGGAGAAAATGGTTTTCCTGCATGGTCTGAAATTCCACCACCAACACATGAGGAACAGATTGCTGCAGCCGAACTGGAAAAGCAGCAACTGATTAATCAGGCCAACGATTATATGAACAGTAAACAATGGCCTGGTAAAGCGGCTATTGGTCGTCTGAAAGGTGAGGAACTGGCGCAATATAATTTGTGGCTGGATTATCTGGACGCACTGGAACTGGTTGATACCTCCAGTGCTCCAGATATTGAATGGCCTACGCCTCCGGCAGTTCAGGCCAGATGACATTCGGCGCGGTGCTGGTATCTGTTGCCGTCACTGCGTCAATGTAATCCAGCACAGCGTTAAGCCGGGTGGTTTCTGCCTGCGTCAGCTTCCGTCCGGCCTGTAGTTTCAGTTGAATCAGACTAATGGAAGCCATTGCTGCATCAATCAGTGACTGGCGCAGTGCTTCTGCCGCGTCTACTGCGGCATTATGCTGTGCCTCAGTATCTGTCACCCATTTCTCACCATCCCATTCATCGTATGGCGTTAACGGGGCGATAGTGGTCGTATTTTCAGGATAATCACCCGGACCTGTGATTTCTTTCGATTCTCCTGTTTCGGTGCTATAAACGATTTCACCGCGATGGTCTGGCACATATTCCCATGAGTTTAAATCCATCGAACGGCAGATAGCATAACCCGCCTTATGTGTGCCAGGGGCATCTAAACAGGAATATGCAGGGATACCGACACCAATGGCAAGATATTCATTTGAAGTGGAAATATATTCCCGAGTTTCACCATCATAGTTATAGACGGTAATATTCCCCGCCTTCGTGGCAATAAGCTCGCTATTTAATACGGCGTTATCCATTATGCAGCCCTCACGATAAAGTTAAATGCAATATTTCGTGGACGGGTTTCACTCCCGCCAGTATTACCGATACTCCCTCGTGAATGAAGTGTCGGTGATGGGATCAGACTCCCTCCTGTATTTGTGGCATCAAGTCCCCGTCCTTGTGTGTATGTCTTTTTGAAAATCGTAGCCAGTTCCCATTCATCTTTTGTGTCGTAACCATCATTGGCAACAACAATATGACGGTGCTTTTCCAGCATCCCAGCCTGAAGGCTCAATAAAGCACGTCCTGCATCAATACCGCGCCCATCATCCCAGCCACGAATAAATTCACCTCGTAAATCAGGCAATTTATTTGTCGGGTAAGCCTTTGCCAGTTCCGGGTATTCTTCAGCAGAAAAAGCCGCCCCGTTGCATTTCAGCCAGCCTGTTGGAGGTGTCTCTGAAGGCCACGGAACAGGCGCACCAATAGGTAATGCTGAACCATCTCCCAAACCAAGGTTTTCGAGAGCCGTTTTCACCGTGCCATCCGATTTGATATCGCCAAACGGATTCTTGCGGCTTAACAGCAGCGCACGAAGCGCGGTAAGCAGCTGGTCATGCCGCCCCTTCTCCAGGCTGGCACCGGATGCCTCCACCACGCTGCAGAGTTCTTCCTGCAACATGTCAAAGTAGTCATCATCCAGATCGGTGGCAGGTGTGCCGGTCTGGGGGTTACCACGGGTAAAACCGTTCTTACCCGCGCCGAACTTATCCTTCTGCGCGGTTTTCGTGTCTATACGATGCATGGATTACTCCGGATATTTAAAAATTACGTAGGTATGCGAAGGACAGAGTTTGTTAAGCACACACTCGACAACGGTGTCGCCCCAGATACGCAGTGCGGAATCACAGGGATCGCCACATGTCATCCAGGTGGTGTTGGTGGCGGCTGGCATGTTGACCTGCCAGTAATACCGCCATTCCGGCGCATTCACAGCGTCAGTGCAGGCTGATGAGCAGGTGAACGTGCTTTTGTCGTATCGCGTGATGGTAGCGTCTGATCTACCCAGGGCAGCAAGCTGTGCAAGGTAAAAATCCTCATTGATGCCGCCCGCCAGGTTAACCTTCGCATCCAGTCGTTGCTGACGCTGGCGAAGGGTCTGTGTCCCTGCGGGAATACATTCATCCGGCAGGCTGCACAGACGCTCCCAGCGGTTTATCAGTTCGGTGGTGGTGCGCGGATCCAGCTCCCGCATCAGGGCATCCGCACGCTGATGAACACGAGTTAATGACGGTGCCGCACCGGCAATCGCCGGATCGCTGGCTGACCACGCCGGACCGGGCGGCAGCAGTGCCGACAACAGACGGATGTAATCATCGTTTGTCACGTCCATGAAATCGTACCCAGAACCGCCAGTTCATTTTTTGCAATGGAGATATTGTCCGCCGGAGCAAGCAACTGATGGCTGTATTCCCCGTTCGCACCGGAAATCGCTTCACTGATACGCGATACCTTCAGCTCTCCCTGCGGATAACCATCACGCAGCAGGAATGAACGCAACTCTGCGGTAATGGCAGCCCGTATTTCCGGTGTGTCCGGCGTCACGCGGATATGAAAATCCACCGTATGTGCCACCGGCCTGAACACATACAAATCAGAGCCTGCCACCGGGGCCAATGGCCCGATATGTTGTCTTGCCGCCGTTTCCGTTGATTCTTCAGGAATGGGATTAATCAGGTCACTACTGGCAATCATCACACCGACAGTCCCCGTTCCCATCCAGTGACGATATGCCCATGCGCGGGTAATGCCGGGCACTTCTTTAGCCCAGACGACATAGTCCCCGTCAGCCCCGCCCTGAGGCGTCCAGTAATACCGCTCAATGATGCGGGCGCGCCACGTTTCCAGCTCTTCAGTATCAAATCCGCCTGTCAGGGTGTCAGCCACACCGGAAGACGGCAGCCCATTCACCGGCGTGACCAGGATTAATGCCGTACCGTCGTCAGCGTTACCGACCGCACCTGCACTTGAGCAGGCGATCGGCACGCGCAGGACACCACCGGAGCTGGTTGCATCGGCAGTTGCCGTGTACTGAACCAGGTCATCGCGCTGAATAACACTCCCGGCGGTCACCTTCAGGCCATCACTGACACCTTCCCAGCGCATATATCCGCTGGCAGCCGTGGCCCCCTTGCGCGGACACCGTTTCATCGCAGCATGTCGCGCCAGCCAGGACTCATCGCACAGGTCAGGCAGCATGTTCAATGCCAGATAATCGATGTACCCGTAAACCGTATGCAGCGCCGCCGCATACACCTTTGCCCGCACGTCTTCATCCATGCGCCGGAGCGTGTCGCTGACGTCCAGCCTGGCGAATAAATCGTTACGGAGCATACTGATATTTTCTGCCAGCGTCGGGCGCTGAAATTCACTGTCCGCCATGCGTTATCGCACTCCACAGATCATCAAAAGAAATCATTACCGGTCCGTCACGACGCCAGAGAGTGATACTGTTACCCAGTTCATTAATCCCGGTGCGGCGGATATCCAGATCAATACGGGACACCACGCCGTCATCAATCATCCATTGCAGGCATTCGCGGATATACCCCCTTACCGTCTGCACCAGCTGATTGGTCAGTTTGCTGCGCTGAAGCAGCCACAGTCGGGAGCCGTAACGGTCATTCTGTACCGCAGGCCAGGTATCCCCCCACCATCCCATCGGGACGTCGGCGTTGTCATCAGGCTCCGCCCGCCGCCAGGTAAACAGGGAAATCACCACGGCGCGGGTCAGCGGATCCAGCGGTGCGCTGGCGCAGGTGCGTTTACCGTTCACCGTCAGCCACAGTTCCATCATGCCTCCATCGCTTTATCAGGTTTGTCGGTGTTACTGCCCTGACCGTTCTCTCTGTGACGATGCCCGTTATAGGCAAGCCGCATCGCTGACATGGTGGTGCCGCTGGAGTCGCACAGGTCTTTCACCTGTCCTGTCACTTCCAGGTCCATTTCAAAACGTGCTTTAGGTGAATTGCGAAACGTGATCGTTTTACCTGCACCGTCCACCACGATCCCCTCCCGGGTCAGCGTCACGGACTGCCCCTGATCGTCATAGACCGCCACCTCACCCGTCTGCAGCCCTTTCAGGCGGTAGCGCCGGTCCGACACCGTAACAACCACCGCATGAGAACGGTCGCCATCCGGAAACAACACCACCGCTTCCGCACCGCTGTTTGCCCTTGCGGTAAAACCGTAGGGTTCAAGATGTTCAACCCCGGCTTTGGGTTCACCGGCAATCAGGGACACATCCACGGTCTGACATTTCGTGGCGGCACTGATGCTTTTCACCACTGCCCGCCCAATCAGGCCGAGGAGTTGTCGCTGCATGGCTTCAATCGTCCTCATCAGAACGGGTCCTCCTGTACTCTGGCTTTTTTCTTTTTCCGCGCGCCGGGGGCTTCGGGTTCAGGCAGATAAGCATCAGGCGGGCCGACACGGATTTCCGTCAGGGTGCCGTTCTGGTCCTGAGTAAACGTGACTTCCGAGACAAGCAGTTCGGTATTGTCGAAACCACAGACCGGATCGAAGACAATCACCCGCTGGTTGGGTTGCCACAGCGTACCGTTACCCTGTCGCCAGCCCTGCACCACATAGGTGGTTTCATCCGTCCGCGCCGCCCGTTGCCGGGCTTCAAAGTCCGCACGGGCAATACAGCCTGCCCCCGTAGCCTGCCCTGTCTGCCTGATATACATCGGACGGTAACGGGCAATAAATGCGTCTTCTGTGCGGGCCCGCAGCGCGGTGGTGGTGGCCTCACCGAAATCATCGTCATTTCCGGCACGCTGCCCCGCCACCTGGTAAACTGAAAACCGCTCCCGGATACTCTTCTCCGTATCACAGGAAAGGATGTTTTCCCCAAGTACCAGCGCGGTATGTGCCCGCGTTGAGCCAATACCGCCAATCACCAGCCTGCCATGCGGGTCGTCGTAAGCCAGTGCCTGCTGCTGACCGAGTATTTTGTTGATTACCTCAATCACCGTTTCACCGTGATCAGGCTGGACATCCGGAATAACACCCGACGGCGCACCGTTGTTCACCACCTCAATGCCGAAAGGCGCAGCAAGCGCCTGCGCAATCTGTACCAGCGATCGTCCGTTAAACTGTGTCGATTCGGCTGCACAGTCAATCAGGTCAGCGGTCAGACTGCGTCCAGCAATACCGGTGCTGACCGAACGGGCATCGTAACGAACGGGCGTCGCCTCCACCCAGCCGGTGATCACCAGCTCATCACCAATCAGAACTTCCACTTTTGAACCGTTTTTAATACGCGGCTGAAGCGTGGTGATACCCTCATCTCCCGGCCACTGGCGGGTGATCTCCACACTGAAATCCCGTGCCAGCCGTTCAATACCGGCACCGATGCGCACCGATGTCCAGCCATTCCACTCCCGGCCATTTACCCGTAGCGTGACGTTATCGTTCATTGCACTGGCACCTTCAGAGGGATCACCGGCACAAAGCCGGGATGTGTAATGGCATTGCGCCGGATAATGTCCGCGTCACGCGCCGCGTTATCAAACCAGGTCGCCGCCAGCACCAGCGCGGGTAAAACCTCATCCGGCGTACGCTGAATGATCCGCGCAGACTGTTCAAGGCGCGTGTTGATATCCGCATTCAGATCTGCTTTCACCCGGCGCAGCGCCAGAAACAGCACATCACTGGTTGTACGGGACAACTCCTTATCAATTGCCGTATTCAGTGTGTCGCGAATGTCGGTCAGCTCTTCCCACGTTGGCAGGTCAACCGTGTTTTTCACCGCCGGTGCATTGTTCAGTGCCGGATGCGTGACGGAAGGCCAGCCGGTGCTCTGCGCGGGTGTTGTTGACTGCCCCACTGCGGCATTCTGCATCACCGCGGAAGTTGTTGGCGCAGGCAATCGGGTAACGGCATACGCCGCTTCGCTGATTGCAGTCGTACGAAGGGTGCTGGCAACCACGTTACGCTGCTGCGTCGCTGTGGCGGTGGTTTTACTATCCGTTTTCCAGACACCGCGCGGTTGCAGATCGCTGCCGAGGCTGACACCGGAAAGCGTTTTGATCATGGTGACCAGGTCGCTGGCGTTACCATAAAGGCGCTTCCCGGTACGCCACATTTTCTGCACCTGCTCAACGAAATTTTTGCCTGACGATGGCGGCGGCAGAAGTACCGAGATATCCCCCTGCAACAGCCTGGCGGCATCCGATACAGCAGAATCCACCACTTTCATCGCATCAGAAACATACCCCAGCATTATGCTGGCATTACCGATAACGTCGTTCTGCACAAAATCTGCCACGCCATCGATACTGAAACCACTGAAACTGTCACTGATGCAGTCATCCAGTGCAGAACAGGATGACATCAGCGTCTGCGCCGTCGCCGCACCTGATGTGGGGTAAGAGAGTTCTCCCGCTTCGACAAACTTCAGGTCAAAGCGGACAATACGCCCTTCACTCTTCGATGTGCTGACCCGAACCTCCCCGTCAACACAGACTTTCAGCTCACCGTATGTCGGATGGACAAGCGTGCCGGGACCGGGTTTATTCAGCGCGTCAATCAGGCGATCGCGCTGGTCAAAGCAGTCATCTCCCACCACATAAGCCGTGATGGACGGGCGGAAAGTGACTTTTCCCAGATCTTCGGTATAGGGTTTGTCGCGGTTCGGGTATTCGTGCGTTTCCACACGACGACCGGTTCCCGCACTTTCTTCTTCAACCTTAAACGGCACACCGCGAAATGACGCGTCCTGAAGTCTGTCTTTCCACGTCATATAAACTCCGTACATAAAAAATCCCACCGGAGTGGGACTCATTAACAGATTAATTTTTCATTACCTGCCAAAGCGCGTATAGCCAACATCATGGCTGACATCAAAACCGCTGGATCGCGTTTCCATAACCCGCATACCCGGAGGCGAATTCACAAAAGAGACCTTGATCTCACCATCAACTTTTGGCGCAGAAGCTTTGTTAATCATGAAGGGGTTCGGGCCTGTGACATCGGAGGCGTTGTTTGACTGAGCCGGATCTACCGCCGGATAAGGTGTGTATCCCCGCGCAGGTATTCCCGTCCCATAAGCATCATAAGCACCCGCGCCCCACTGCGCAGAGTTAATGGCATCGACCGTGTCACCGGAACTGTCGGTAAACCACTCAATAATTGGCTTCAGCTTGTCCCACATATCCTGAAACCACTTAACAACCGGCCCCCAGTTATTGATCACCATCCCCAGCGGCGACCAGGCAAAAACTTTCTTAAGGAGTTCCCAGCCAGCCTCAAAATAAGGACCAATGGTTTCCCAGAGTTTCTTAAAATAAGGTCCGACAACATCCCAGTTAGTGATAATTAATCCCGCAGCCAGGGCTATCGCCGTCGCAATCATGCCAATCGGCGTCATCGACATGATCCTGCTGACAATACTGATGGCACCGCCAACACCCATCAATCCCAGTTTCAGAATCGCAAGACCGGCAGCAAGCCCGACGACGCCGCGAATAACCCGGGGATTTTCATCCGCAAACTTCGTGAATTTCTCCCCCAACTCCCCCAGCCATTGCGTGATATTTTTAGCGTCACCAGAAAATGCGCCGCCAATAGCCGCAAGGCCGTTAGTTGCGGTCCCTGTCATTGCCTCCCACAGGTTGGACAGCGTACCAAGCTGTGCCTGAACACGTTTATTCAGGCTGGCCTGTTTATTCATCTTCTGCTGGATCTGATCGTAGCCATCCTTTCCTTTATCGATTAGTGCATTGACCACCTGAAGGGTTTCGGCATCATCACCAAATATTGCCTTAAGTACACCTGTTCGCTTAACGTCGGTCAGTTTTCGCAGCTTTGCCAGTTGCCTGAACATGTTATCAAGACCGCCAAAACTTCCTTTGCCGTCAGTAAAATCGAGCTGTACCCCGAGTTTCTGGCGGGCCATAACTTTATTAACGTCCCTGATTTTCTTAACACTTAATCCGGACTGGATAACTTTTCGCAGTGCATTACCTGCCGACTCCCCGTTCATCCCCATCTGATCCATCATGACGTTGATGGGGGCAAGGCTCTGTGCAGCCTGAAGACCGTCCTTGTTCACCATCTTCAGAACAGAACTGGTTTTAGTGAAGAAGGACAACATGTTGGTATCGTCAACGCCCAGATAAAACGCCTTCTGGATAGTGTCGAACAGCCCCATCATGTCTTCTGACGCCGTTCCGGTAGCATCCTGCATCTTTGCAGCAAACTCAGCAGCCGCTTCCGGTGTTTTTTTCAGTTGTACCGCAAGATAAGCTGTCGCTTTACCCACACCACCCAGAATGTTTTCTGCCGGGATCCCCTGACGCACCAGCATCTGCATCATGTTCTGGAAATCAGCCGTTGTACCGGGTAGCTGGTTACCCAGGCCAATAGCCAGTTTGTTGATGTCCTGAAAGCTCTTTCCAACCTCGCCGTTCGCATCCATCATGGCGACTTTCAGCCCGGTGGCGGCGTTTTCCTGATCGGCATAAGATTTCAGGGAAAGCGTCAGACCCGCTGCCAGTCCGCCACCAAGCGCCAGCCCACCCTGTGACGCTTCTTCCGCCTGGCGTTTAAATCCCCGGATTTTCTTTTGCATTTTCGACAGCGCGGGAGAAAGCCTGTCGACACCGGTGATCAACGCCTTAAGCTCAAATTCAGCCATGTGTGCGTTTCTCCTGCTCTATCCTGTTTGCCTGACTGACCAGCAAGGGAATTTCACTGATCGGCATATTCAGCAATTCGAAGGGATTAATGCGCCAGTAGCTGGCGCAGTCAAAGAAGCGATCAGTGAGGTATTCAGCCGTCAGGCCTGGAGGAAAAAACCAGCCACAAGCCACGCCGCTGCATTCAGGTCTGCCGGAGACATCTGGTCGACAGAGCTTTGCGGCACTTTCGCCAGCCGCACAATGTATTTCGACACCACATGCGCCAGAAGTCTGACGGACTCATCCTGATTCATCTGGTAGGGATACCCCAGCTCGCGGACATCCTTCCCGGTGGGTTCATCAAACTCCAGTACGGAGAGTGTCTCACCATGAGCGATAATCGGTTTCTTTAACTCAAGCTCTTTCATTACTGGTAATCCCCTTCTTCACCGTGGAACTCAAGATCAACCGTGCCTTCTTCGGCATTATGGTTCGCTTCTCCGTGCAGCCAGGCGGACGACAATACATAGACCTGACCGTTCGCCAGCTCGGCAGTGATGGTCATCTCATCAGACGAGGTGATTTTACTCACCGGAAAATTCTTCGGCACCTTGAAGGTCCCTTTGACATAAGGCGCACGGTGAGTTTCCTTGCGGTCCACTGAACCGTCCAGGCCGATGATGTCATCATTGACCGTCCTGTTCATGGGCACCTCAATGCCGCCGGTCAGCGATAGCTGCTGACCGTCAATTTTGAAATAACAGGTTCCCCCGATACGGGCCATTATGCAGACTCCTCTGAATACTGAAGACGGAACTGGTTAACCACGGCAAAGACACGCAACTGGTTAACATAGTCAGGCGGGAACAGCGTGTTCAGGCGGTTCGGATCGCTGGCATCACGCTCCACAACCAGGTACTGCTTAAACAGTTCGTAGTTTTCCACGATCCCCGCACGCTCAAGCTGACGGTAGGTTGCCAGCAGTTCCCCTTTGATTACCGCCGGGGTGACAATCGCCTGACCGGGACCAAAGCGGGTACCGTCGCTGGCAAGCTTGTGACGCCCGTACTTACTGGTAATGACGGATTTCAGTTTGCGCAGTACATACGCACTGGTATGCAGCGTCTCGCTGTCGAGGTAGCTGTTATCCGCAACCCCGTAAGAATTTTTCCTGTACGTGGTGACATCACGCTGAATGCGCAGCACCCCGCTTTCGACATACGCCGTTGCCACGCCATGAGACAGCAGGGTCTGCTGCTCGGTCATCGTGAACCGTTTCCCCTTCGGCGCAGGCAGCATACCCACCAGCTCACCGGTCTGCGTGGGACGTGCCGGATCGTTGCGGATAAACACCGCTGCGCGGGCGGTACGGCTTGCCGCCAGCTCGTCGGCAGGCGTCTGGGTCTCTTTTTCGTACCCCGCCAGGGTGATGTGCTGCTGGTTAAACTGGTCACCTGCGTTCACCAGTTCTGACAGTGTGCCGGTCTTTGCCGTATACACATGACCATACAGCTGACGCGCATAGCTCCAGCGACCGCTGGTATCGTTCATCTCGGTCACCAGCGTGTTAACGGAGGCCGTGTCGTTGAACGGCAGACCGATATAATCAAACGGCTCATCCGCCATTGCAGCCACCGCGCCGGTGAGAACCGGAGCGCCCGTTCCGGCGGTCCCCGTCGCCACGGCAATCTGTACGCCCGCTGGCAGCACTTCGCCCCCACCGAAGCCGTAGTAATTGAGGCTGACAGGAATTTCATTCCCGCAAAGCCCCTTATGACGCGCGGTCAGCGTGACAACACCAGCCGAAGATGAAGCTGTAAACGGCAGAGTCGGAACGGCATTGATGGCATCTTTGATACTGCTGGCAATCGTCGTGACGTTATCGCCGTTGGTCACCGGAGCCTGCACGCGGGTACGTCCCACATAGACATTCACCGTGCCGCTTTCGGTTGCTTCCCCGGTCACCGTCAGCGTAACCGTTGCCGCCGCGCCTGTGGCTTCCGGAACGGCAATCACATACAGCTCACCAAACGGATCGGTCTGGCGATAAGCCTCGACCATACGCGCCAGCTGACTTCCCGCACCACAAATCTGGCGTGCATAGTCTGCCGACGGCATCAGCACCAGACTGTTGGCAACAATCTCTGCACCGTTATTGGCATGACCAATCAGCAGCGATGCTCCGCTGTCCTGTGCAGTATTCGCCGCCTGGTTATCCATTTCCGCATAAAACAGCGGAACCAGCGTATTCGACGGAATGGTGTTAAAGCTTATCGTCATCGGTGTTCACCTTTTTATTCACGCGCCGGATATCACCCGCTGCTTCACGGCGCAGCCAGTAGTTGTTCTCATCAACATTTCGCCCTTCGGCGGGCAAAAGGTCGCCGCGGGCAGGGTCAGGAACTGACCGCCCTTTAACAGGTTTGACAAACATGAGGATCCTCAGGAAGGGTTATTTCGGTGTGATGTTCTATATCGCCGTCAGGCCCGTTACCGGGCTCGAGATAATCAACATCAATCGCCAGCGTTTGCAGTTCATCCAGACTGTTCAGATCATCCTGCTGGCGGGTATCGTCTTCAGTCAGCTCGCTGATGACCGAAAAATCGAACTGATAAATCAGCTCATGACGATTCAGATCCAGCAGCGTGCCGCTGTCATAGGTAATCGGGTTACCGCACGCCTCCGGGTTCCAGCCCAGCAGGGCCTTAAAGAGCATCTGCCGGACATCGTCCACCACATCATACGAGGCAAACTGACCGCGCTCATCACGCCCGTTACTCAGTATGACAACCACGGAGAAGCCCTCTTTCAGCTCCTGCCAGTAGTCGGTCTGGCTTTTGTTTTCTCCCGGAGAATCATCACCCGGTACAACATATGCCGCCGGGAGTTTCAGCTTTCCGACCTCCGGCAGATTTTTGAACTGGGCCGCGCCTGCAACCCGGTTTTCAAAATACGGACAGCGGGCACGCAGTGCAGCAATAACAGGCGTCAGTTTCATCTGTGTCGTCGCTCCGGCTTCAGTGATTTACGCAATTCCCGCGCCAGAAAATAGCGTGTCCAGCTGCGGTTCTTTTCAAGCGTTTCCACCATGAAGTTATTACGTGGAGCCAGTCGCCAGCCGCTGCCACCGGATGCGCCACGATGATGGCTGCGACGACGCTTTGCCCCTCGCCTCACGCCATAGAACAAAAAAGCCGGATAAAAATCACCGGTGATACGGCGGTTTCCCTCTCCATTACGCTGGTTAGGGGCTATACGTGCCATAAAACCAGGGCGATGTTTACTGGCTCTGGGTACCATGTAACCAATCGAACGAGCCAGGCGTCCGGTCTGATAACCGGGGTTTTCACCCGGTGCCGACCGCGCACGGCGCATCACCAGCCGACGGGCATCACGCATATGACGCTGACCAATCGTGACAAACGCCCGCCGGACACGGGCGCGGTTAAAGCGCATCTCCGCGGGCTGCTGAAAATCAACGTGCAAAAAGGAAGTCGTCATTGTTGCCTCCGTGACTCTGCCTACATTCGCCCAGCTCCGTACACTCCAGCAGCAGAAAGCGCCGCGCCCCGTTCAGATCGCGCTGACGTTTCACCCGGTACACACTGTCACCGCAGACCACCTCATAATCAGCGGTGATCCCCCGGCGGTAACGAATGGTGATGTAATGGGTGATGGCGTCCCCGGTCTGCGCGGTTTCCTGCCAGGTGGTGGCACTGGTCTGGATAACCTTCGCCCATGTCCGGAACGTAACCGGGTATTGAGGCTCCACGCCAAAGTTATCCGCGGGCATATCCACCCGCAGGCGGATCAGGACGCATTTATTCAGTTCACCGGGGTCCGGCAGAATGTAAGTTGCGCTGGTCTGCGCCTGACGAATTTTCATTGCGGAAAGTACCTGTACGGGCCGACAAGCCAGCCAAAACTCTGCGGCATGTCGAGTTTCTCCACTTCCGTAACCGACGAGCGGTTTTCGTAAAAATGGCTGATAAGCATCAGCATCCCCAGACGAATATCATCCGGCAGGTGCAGCCCGTCCGGATCGCTGTCCGGAATGGATTCATCCGGTGCATAGAGCTTCCGGTTCAGATACGTTTCCGTCCGCTTTTGCGCCGCACAGGCCAGCAGTTGCAGATGGCGGTCATCAGCATCGAAATCCTCATCCAGCCGGAGTTGGGCTTTAATCTCTTCCATTGTCAGAAGCATACTCAGCTCTCTTTACTGGTCGTGGCTTTTTTCTCTTTTGCCGCTTTACTGCTTTTTGCACTGGTTCCGCGCTCAGCTAACCCGGCCTGAAGTGCAATCTCCTGCACCCGGGCAGGAAGCGCCCCGTCGTCATACTCACCGGCCCGAATGACCTCAACACGCATACCGTCCGGTGACCATTTCAGATCTTGTTTCAGGATCATGATTCTTCACCCGTCAGAACAGGGGGCGCGGTTCCGCGCCCCTGAATGATTACGCCGCTGCAATCTTCAGCAGTTTGATGGCCTGCGAATCGACCAGCATCCCGCCGGTGCGCTTGGTGGTATAAAAACCGACAAACGGTTTATTGGTGTACGGATCACGGAGAATGCGGGTGCCGATACGGTCAACGATGGTGTAACCCCGTTTGAAGTTACCAAATGCAATGGCTTTCGCATCAGCGGCGATATCCGGCATCTGTTCGTTTTCAGCGATACCGTAACCCGCCAGAGAGGACGGCTGCCCCAGTTCCAGCCCCGGACGCCACAGATAGTTACCCTCGGTGTCTTTCAGCAGACGGATGGCAAACAGGCTGTTGTTGTTCATCATGAACTTCGCGCCAGTGCGGTGTGCCTTTCGCAGCGTGTAAATCAGTTTGATAATGGCGTCTGCGGTCACCGCGGTCGCTTCGCCGGATACAATATGCTGAAGTTTGCCGAACGCCCGGACCTTATCGGTTTCATCAGTGGATTCATACGCCAGGAACCCTTTCGGCTTCTTGGTACCATCGCCGGTGGTAAAGGCAATTTCTTCCTGTTCGGCAAATTCGGTTGCCAGCTCGCTGTTGATCCAGGCCTCCACGTTGAAGAAGGCATCATCCAGCATTTTCTGGGTGGCCTGCGGGTTGCCGTAGATTTCCCCCATGAGAGGTTCAATCAGCTCCAGTCTGGAGGTGGCAGTCTGGGATCGCGTATCCGTTTCCCCCACCCATCCGGAAGCCGTGCCGCCCAGATTCACCAGTTTTTTGTAGTCGGAACCGCCAACGGTGATCACCGTGGCTTCCTGGCGCATCACCACTTCATCTTTCAGCAGGGTGAGAATGTTGCGATCCAGCGCTTCCGGCACGGCATAGCCACCGTCTTCATCGGTGCCCACCTGCAATGCCTTACGCTCCAGATCGCGCAGACCATCTTCACGGCCTTTACGCAAAAAGCCCACAAACGCTTCTTTATGCTCGGTGGCCAGTTTATTTTGCGCACCACCTGCCGGACGTTTCAGCTCAAGCAGCTCTTTTTCAAGATCGCTTTTGAGGTTTTCCAGCTCGCTGAGTTTCCCGTTCAGGGTTTCCACCTGCCCGGCAAGCTTGCCTTTTTCCTGCTCAATCGCATCCACGCGCTTGTCGTTCTTTGCTTTGAAGTCGTCAAACTTCTGCTGCAGCTCCTGCGCGACCTGTTCGACATCTTTAATATCAACCGCCATCGTATTTCTCCTGATTAGAAGTTCAGATTTTTCAGTGCATTCAGTGCAGAGCCCACATCCTCAGCGTCGCGCAGGGACAGTGCGCCATAGCCCCCGGCCATGAATGCTTTGGCCTGGGTACGGGAGAGTCCGACATCACGCAGGACTCTTTCGATTTTTTTCTGTTCGGGGATTTCCCCGCGGGCCAGTGCGTTCTTGACGTCGCTGATCCGCGCCTCGTCGTTAGACGGGAACGTCACCAGGCTGACTTCCCAGAGGTCGATTTCTTTCAGCAGAAAGGCTTCTTTCGTCCGGTCGTATTCCCAGTCCTTCAGGACGTACCCAATAGAAAGGCCGGTTAACGAACCGGCCTTCATGTGTGCATGTGCGCGTTTTGCCAGGGGATCATCATCAATGAGCAACCGCCCCCTGACGTAAAGCCCGACATCGTCTTCCTTCATTTCGGTGTAAACACCGATGGGTTCATCCATGCGGTGCTGCCAGAGCAGCGCAGGTAACGCTTTTCTGTCACTCCACGCCCGCAGGGAAGCAGCAAATGCCCCGGACATCACCACATCATCGTGGCTGTCCTTTACACCAAAGACGGAGCCATACCCTTCAAACTCACCGGAGTCACTGACAGATTTCAGACTCAGCGGTACATCAAGACGTTGTTTCGTCTGCATTGGCGTTATCCTTCTGCTTACCGGCTTTACTGCCATCGGAGGGTTTCGTGGTCATGTTCATCGGTGTGAGATAGACATCACCACCGGGACGCGGATTCATATCTTCCAGGTCGCGGCAGTCATTGGGAGAGTAAATTCCCCAGTTAATCCCGGTGGCGTAGGCTTCAAAACGGGACTTCATATCCCCGCGCAGTAACGCCCCGGCGTTAAATTTGGCGTAATAAACGCCCTGCTTACTTTTTCGTACCAGTCCGGTGTTGATCCGCTGTTCGATGCGGGTCAGATACGGCACCAGTGAATAGTTGATAAATCCGAGCCCCAGTTCTTCGATATTGTTGAAGGTGGCGCGATCGGTGTTCTGCACCATGTGCAATGGCACCCGGAACAGACGACAGATTTCTTCAAGCTGAAACTTGCGGGTTTCCAGGAACTGGCTGTCCTCTGCGTTCAACGCCATCGACTTCCAGTCCAGCCCCATCTCAAGGATCATCGGGCGGTGAGCATTGCCAAGCCCGGTGTGACGCTCCTCAAAATCTTTCTTCAGGCGCTCATAAGCCTGATCCGACAGCGTCTGCTCTGTACGCAACACACCCGACGTCACCGCGCCATTGCTGAACAGTCTGGCCCCGTGCTCTTCGGTCGCTGCCGCCAGCGATATTGCCTCGCGGGCATAGGCGATGGGATTCAGTCCCACCAGACCGTCCAGCGTCAGCGTGCGCACATGCCAGATATCTTCCTGGCTCAGTACATCCGTGGAGCCGTCCGGAAATGTGACCTGGTAAACCGGTTCCCAGCTACTGTTAAGCTTCGGTACCACACAACCGGGATCGACGGGCAGCAGTTCAGCCACTTCGCCAAATGCTTTCACTTTGTAGGCGTAAAAATTTCCCCTCAGACACAGACAGGTGACCACCAGCTCCCAGAACTCCTGCGGCGTCATATAGCTATTGGGATGCGTGGAAATCAGTTTATGCAGACGTTCGCCGGTGGCTCTCTGCTTCAGGCTGCCGTTCAGGTGATACAGATTGCAGGGCAACATCCCGACCGACTCTGCCAGCACTCTGACGCAGGAAAAAACCGCCGTCAGTCGCATGGCTCGCTGACTGCTGATCTGCTTTCCGGTATAGGTGTCGTAGGACAACCCGATGGCATCCGCCAGCTCTGCTGGCGTGGTCACCGGTGCGTCACTTTTTCGTTGAAATAATCCCGAAAAGAACACTATTTACCTCCACCAACAGACAGCTGTGTACGGTTGAGATATCGCGCCACCAGCCACGACCAGAACAGGCACAACGCCCCGGCAACAACAAACCCCGCCGGGGGATAAATCAGCCAGGCACCATACGCCAGCAAAAGCGCCCCCAGCACGCCCACCAGAGGCGCGAGAATCAGCATGATCATAATTACCTCAGTTAAAGCGAGCGGATCCCATAGGACTCAATGTGGTCAGACAGCGTGTCTTCTTTCTCGTACAGCATGGCTCTGCCAACCGCCATAATCAGCGCAACTGCACCATCGATTTTGTTTTCCGCCTGCTCCTTGACAGGCTTCACCACATCATCGTTACCCGGAATGGTTTTGCCGACCACGTTGCCGATACACCAGGTCATGATGGGATTGCCGTCATGATGAAAGCGCCCCGATTCAATCGCCGCTTCCAGCTCTTTCATCGGATCGGACATGTTGGTGTAATTCTGAATGATGGTGATGGGGTTCAGGTCTTCATCAGCAAGGTCATGCGACAGCCCGGTCGCCCCGAAGGGGTCGATGGGTGACTCACTGACCGGGCTGATTTTGTTCGCCGCTTTGGCCTCCTCGAGGATGTAGCGATAATCCACCTCCGCACCAGCGGTAACAGTCAGAACGCCCATTTCCACCCATTTCTGAAAGCGTTCGGCTGTCCGTCGATCTTCATTTTTCTCGACGCTGTACACCGTGTCATACGGTACCCAGAAACGCGGGGCCACACTGTAGTAATGCGTTTTACCGTCAATCTCGCGGGTATAAAGTCGCGCCATGCTGTTCATATCCAGCTTACGCGCCAGGTCAAAGGCCAGAATGCACGGCTGCCCCTCGAACTGCTCAAGGGTCAGTGATTTATCCTCGCAGCTCTGCCAGCTCACCAGGTTGAAATACGCCGAACGCGCCGACACCCAGATATTGAGGTGTTTTGTTTTAAAGACGTTTGCCAGACGGGCGTTATTTTTCGCACGCTGCTGCTGACTTAACAAAAATTCGCGATAAACCGACACGCCAATATTTGGATTGGCTTTTTCCAGCACCTGCGGGTCGGTCCAGTCGTCACCTTCATCAACGGTATAGATGATCCCGAACAGTTCATCGTTAGGCACCGAGCCGTTGAGCATCTCGATGACTTCCCGCCGCTTGTCGTAGCACGGCCCCTCAATGTTGTACCCGGCGGTGGTGATGGCCCACATCAGTGGCTGACGTCGCGCGCCCATCCCGGTAAGCATCGTGGTGTAAAGTGCATCTGTGGCATGCTCGTGATATTCATCCACCACAGCACAGTGGGGTGATGAACCATCACCGGGGTTACCGATCAGCGGTTCAAACCGCGCGCCATCCTCCGGACGGTTCATGTTTGAGGCGTTAACCTCAATCCCGAACGCTTCCGTCAGCATGGGTGTGCGTTTACACATCAGTCGCGCCGGGCGAAAGACTTCCCACGCCTGTTTCTCTGTCGTGGCACCGGAATACACTTCCGCGCCAAACTCGTTATCACAGGCAAAACAATACAGGGCAACACCGGCAGAGATTGCCGATTTGCCGTTCTTACGGGGGATTTCGGTATACACCTCCCGGAAGCGGCGCAGCCGGGTACCTTTATTGACCCAGCCAAACGCACAGCAGATCACAAAGAGCTGCCACGGCTCCAGCGTGATGGGCATCCGTTTGAATGCCCACTCACCCTTGGTATGCGGCAACAGCTGAATAAATTTGGCGGCCCGTTCAGCCAGGTCCTTGTCGAAGCGGTAACGAAACGACTTACTTTTTTCCGCCATCAGGTCATCAAGATGGCGCTGGCAGGCCTGAATCACAAACTGGCAGGCCACAATCTTTCCGCGAACGACATCCCGGGCATACTGATTGGCAGCATTTACGTTGGGGTAAGATTTCCGGCTCATGATTCGATGATTTTCAGATTGTCAGAAACGGGTTAGTGGCTTTCTTCTTCCCCGCCAGGCCAATCAGACGCTGGCGGCTGCTGGGGTCGAGTCCGAGCATTGCCCCCGTGCTGCTCATCTCGGACTCCTGTTCTTTTTTGGCGGTCAGCTCCGGATTTTTGACCATGCCGCCCATTGCACCGGTGATGGTGTTGCCCTGTCTGGCAATATTTTTCACGGCACGTCGCCAGAATTCATAGGCCACACACCACCGCTCAAGCACCGCGAGGTCAGTCACGCACAGCAGGCCCTGACCGCAGAGTTCTTTGGTTGTCAGTTGCCACATGATCGTGGCGAGAGGGAGATCTTCTTCAGCGAACCACTCCGGTGGCTCAACACCTTTGATGGGCGTAAAAACAGGTTCATCTTTGTTCAGGGCTCGCTTGCCGGGATTTCCGGCCAGCGCCTTGCGCGCCGTTGGCTTGGGGCGACGCCCGGAACGCCCCGCCGTTCCAGCCATATGCGGCACTCCTGGTTAAATTTCATTTTTCGCGGGTATAAAAAAACGATGGGGCGGGCAGTCCGGAAGACGTCAGGCTGCAGGGATTTGACCCGCCCCTCCCCTCAGACAGTTGAGAATTATTATCACTTTAACCGTTCACGGGCCGTCTTCGCCTTATGACACGGCCAGCACAGACTCTGCAGATTACTGTCAGCATCAGTGCCGCCATGCGCTTTAGGGATGATGTGGTCAACAGTTTTCGCCTCACGCACCACACCAGCACGCAGACATAACTGACACAGACCTTTGTCACGCTTCAGAACACGCGCGCGGATACTGTCCCACTTCGAACCGTAGCCGCGCTGATGACGGGATTGTCCAGGTTTGTATTGCTTCCAGCCTTCGCTTTTGTGGCTTTCGCAGTAGCCTGACGGGTCAGTAGTGGTATGGCGGCAGCCGCGAACACGGCAGGCTTTCGGGGTTCGTGGCGGCATTAATGCTTCCCTTTAAGTTATTACGATGGAACAGACCATAGAAATGGCAATAAAAAACCGCCCGGAGGCGGTTCAATTATCATCTCGATAAACTAAATCAGATCACCAATGTATTTTGCACTAATTGAAATTTGCATCTGAGGCATTCCGACCACAGATCCATTTAACAGGTAATCACGTCCTCGTTCCTGCAAAGAAAGACTCAATTCAAAGTTCTTTACCCCAGGGAAAACCGAGGTGACATTTAAATCATGCTGCGATACGCGCAGAATAAGTTGGCTACCGTCAATTTTTCCCTGATACGTAAAACCAAAATCTCCGCCGTTTACTGCATTGTTTTTGACAACTACGGTACCATTACCAAAATCACGTTGATTGCTTCTGAAAACAACAAAATAGATACCATCTTTCATGTGTAAAGCCCTTTAAAAGAGTCACCAAAATCAGGTGCTTTGTATCTATTGGGCCATCACATATCAAATCAAGGAACAAAACAAAGTTAACATCATTTTTTTTGCATGATGTGACCACGCTCAACTTCAATCCTTCTGATGTCAGCTTTATCGGTATTACACTGCGCCAATGCAGACAACAAGGCGACATTCAGATCTAAGCTCGAGCCCCACGTAAAATGATCAGGTAAATCAGGCTGAGGGGTTTCAGCCGTCAGGGTGGCTGGTAACGGAACTACCGGAACCTGGACGTAAACTGTTCGCGTACTTCCGCAACCGGTCAGCAGCGGCAGCAGGCACAGGACGTGAAGCACAATCATCATCCGCAACAGCCACTTTGATATCTTCCTGGGTTCTCTGTGACTCCAGTGCGATCTGCTGTTTTGCATGCTGGTTAGCCTCCAGTACTGTATTGACAATTTGCAGTGATTGCAGGACGTTATTGGTAATGGCAGTTGCCAATTTGGCATTTTGTACAGCTTCATCAGCACGTTTCTTTTCGTACTGATATTTGCTGTAGTAGTGGTTGGCTGACCAGATGAAAGAACCAATGACAGTAACGAAGAAAGCAGAGATAACCAGCTTATAGCTCAACTTCATTTACCACCCCACCAGCCTCTTTAAACCGGGAAATCAGGTCACCGATTTTATGTTCATACTGACCGTAACCTGCACCAGGTAACGACGCCCAGATATTGCTGCAACGATCAATAGCCTGACGGATATCACCGCGATCAATCATCGGTAAAGCGCCACGCTCTTTAATCTGCTGCAATGCCACTGCGTCCTGGCTTTTGGGGGAGAAGTTTTTCAAACCAAGCTGTTTACGGTAAGCATCCCACCAGCGTGAAAGAAGCTGATAACGTCCGGCGGCTGTTGATTTGAGTTTGGGGTTTAGCGTGACAAGTTTGCGAGGGTGATCGGAGTAATCAGTAAATAGCTCTCCGCCTACAATGACGTCATAACCATGATTTCTGGTTTTCTGCCGTCCGTTATCCGTTCCTTCTGACCATGCCACCATATCGAGGAAAGCTTTACGCTGGGAATTTAGTGCCTGCATAAATTACTCCTTCGAGCTACCAAATTTGTTACCGATTACTCGCATTGCAGCCCCACGAATTGCATCGACACCAATCAGCCCAACACCGCCACCAATGGCAACAGAAAGAGATTTAGGCCATCCGACATACTCAAGAGCGGATGCAAAAGTCAGCGTCAGAGCACCACAGAGCAAAATCTCGAGCGTTTTTCGCTTCCACCCACCACCACCGCCAAAATAGGCAATACGCAATCCAGCCATAACAATCGACATAATCACTGCGCCCAGTGGTGTGTCTCCACGCCACCAGCTCTGGACCAACTCCAGCCAGGTATTTGGGTTATGAGGCATTTGTAGTTATCTCTCACCTCGCTGATACAGCAGGTGCAAATTGAGGGAACATCATGTACCGCAAATCAGAAGCGGAAACGTCAAAGAAGCCGAGCCAATGGATAACTGCGGAATAGGCCAGGACCAACGAATCCCCAGCCCCAGAAACGACAAAACCCGCTCGACGGCGGGTTTAAGCTGTGTGGCGAAGTAACCACTCTTAACACGATACAATAGTTTTTGCGTACGCGTTAGTGGTTATGTAAACTTTCTCCATATAAAAACAGCAAAGAAGCGGATATTTTGAAATGGCTACACTGGACGCATTCAGTAGAGTAATAACTCATCATACTATTACGATCGATACACAATACCGTACACAGAAAATTGATGATAGCATCAGATCGAACTGTGTTTGCCCAGTACCAACAATGCGTGAACTTGCTTCTAAAATAGTACATTGTAAAGCAATGATGCACAGTTATGAAAAAGGAGACTTAGTTTTAACTTTACAAGATGTAATATTCTTATCAAACAGAGCCGATAAAAAACCCAGCCATCTTGGTCTTTTAATTAATGCTGTAGATAAAAATGGAAGCACTACTGTATTAAAAAACATTAATACAGATGTTCGCACCGAAATATCACCAAAACATGAGGAAGGTGAAGGTTACGAAGTTTCTTCTCATATGATTATTTCTCTAGACGGAAACATGCGAACATATGACATGAGTTTTATGCCAATACCAGGAGTTTCCACAGCAAAAATAAATGGTTTCCTGAATAAAGTTCTCTTTAACGTAGCCAAAGATAATGAAGATATCTTTTCATGTAACACTTTAACAAATGAAGTATCAAGTTTAACAAAGAAAAAAATAAAAGTATTATACAAGCCAGTCTTTGATATATCTGGAAAGTTAGATGAAGATTTGTTCAATAAAATAAATAAAGAAGGACTTTCTGATGTCGTTTTGGTAAAGAATGAATACAGAACTATTAATGCGCCAGATGTTAACGCGGCTATTATTCCTAAAGAAAGTACTTTACGCTTAGTACCAAACCATGGCCCCAACAATGTCCTTGGATGGATAAAATCTGTCTCAAACTTCTTTAAAGAAGATAAAAATGGAGGTTATGACTTAATAAAAATAAAATTCAAAGAGCCAGAGACAGGATTCACAAGACAAGTTGACCTTCAAACTTCAAATGTAAGGCTGGATGGGCTGGAAAAAACATTTATCAAAAAGAGTGTAATAAATGGTTTTTCTTCGCGCTTAAAGGATTCTTATGATAGTATTAACATGGAGTTTGTGAATAAGATTATCGAGGTCATGTGAGGCTAATATGATTAGTATATTTTCACATTTATTTAGACCGTTTGGTTACCTTTTCATTAAGGGAATTAGTGGTAAGTGCGCATACGATTTTTATGCACCTGCCGGGCTTGCTGTGATTTCTTTTTTTTACTTTTATTTATTTAAAATACCTACATCAGACCTACTAAAAGATGGCGGCTTTATTAAGTCTATATCTGGATTTGTATCAAATCTGCCAGGTTTTTATATAGCAGCTCTTGCAGCAATAGCCACTTTCAACAGAGAACAAATTGACTACCCTCTGATAGGAACTAATGGCACTCCTTTTATTAAAATTACACGAACAAAAGAAAATGGTAGAATTGTTGACACTCAAGAGAAACTTACCAGAAGATTATTTCTGTGCATGTTATTTTCATTTTTAACTGCCCTCAGCATATGCATAGTGATTTTCAACGCTTTTATCACACCACTAATAAACATACTGAATAATGATATAGCAAACTGGTGCTATATCATTATCTTTTTATTCCTTACATGGCAAATGCTTGTTTCAACATTTTTTGGACTATACTATCTTGGTGATAGGATTCACATTAATTAACTACCATAATGGGGTTTATAGTTATTATTACACCGCTGATAAACCCCATGGCAGTCTGCAATTCCTTCCTAATTGTGCCATCTGAACATCTTCTCTTCTTGGCAATAGTGCGTAATGAGATACCAATAACAAAGTGAGCTATGATCAGCTCATATTCCTCTGGTTTATACTTTCGCAACCGAGCCACACAACCGTCTATCATGATGCCTTCATCATCATCACACTGGAGACGTGACTTTTTACCGTGTGGTAAAAGTCCCTTGAAACCAGCCGCTATCGGCTGCCAGTCCACACCACTATTTTCTGCTGCAGCCCATGCTCCCCAGCGGTCCAATACTTCATACATATCACGCATCAACTTTCTCCACAAAATCAGGCCAGCACGCCAATTGCCAGCGCACGATCGATAAAACGAAATATCAGCTCCAGCTGGGAGCCATACTTCTCTTCAAATGCCACGGTATCCGCATGCAGCTCGTCGTGATGCTTTCTGCACAAAGGCAACACAAAAAGGTCATGCGCTTTTGTTCCCATTCCACCCTGACCGTAACCTATCAGGTGGTGGGGATCATCAGCGGGCCTTCCACAACATGCACACGGCTGTGTCTTAACCCAGCGCGTGTACTTTTCATTAACCCAGCGGCGACGTTTGGGGCGTAACATAAAAGACTCCGGCGACTCCGGATCCACTTTCAGCGCCAGCACCTTTTTCGCCTTATCCTGGATGATGCTGGTGGCAGGAACCGAAGGCACAAGGTCACTTTCCCGGGTGACAGACGGCACAACAGGCTTCGGTAATCTCAGTGCCTTACGGGCTGCACTTTCCGGTAAGGCATCCGCCAGGTCATTACGAATCAGCCACCAGCACAGTTCCGGCATTGTCACAACGTGACTGTCATCAAAACCGAGATCCCGACACACAACAGACAACACCCAGCGGGCACAGTTATCCGTTGCCATTGATTCCAGCCGTTCCGTGAACTGATCGCGCAGCTGGTTATCGCAGTGCCAGCACAGACGGATTGCGCCCGGCGCGTGTCGCATTGTGGTCATGTTCTCGCTGTGCCAGTCGGAATGAGGCCACTGACAGCCCTTTTCACGAAGTAACCAGCTTTCAAGACATTCCACGCCACCAGCACGACGGATCACTGCCTCATTGCGGAACACGGCCCGAACGGCAGGATCATCCGCCAGCGGTTGTGATGCCGCCGGAACGGCACCACTGGCGAAAGATGAATAACGTTCCGGCTCAGGCTCCAGCAGGACACGCCCCTGCATAAACAGGGGCATCAGCTCTGAACCGGGCCTGAACAATACGATCCCCATACGCGGGGCAATTTCAGGGGTCAGTAGTGCTCTCACGGTCACCTCAATGAACGGTATCGAGCAGCTTTAACAGCTCAGGGAATCGGGATTCGAAGAAATGCGGCTGCGTCTCGCGCGGATTTGCGGGACTGGTGATGTTCTTGCCGAACATGCAACCTTTCGCTGTCAGCGACCAGAATTTTTTGATGTTGTTAATCGCGGTACGGCTGTATCGTTCGCGTTGTTCAACGATCCCCAGCTTCGCCATCTGGTGATATGCCTGATTAGCCGTCAGGCAGATACCATACTGTTTCAGCAGTGCACTCAGTGACAGTGTCGGGCGACTTGAGCCATCAGGCGCGTCAGCAGGAGCATCAATGGCATAGCGCGGTGCCAGATTCGGTAAGCCAACAGCCTCCTGAAGCTTCTGACAGGCACCAAGCACTGAAGAGTTAGACAGGTTTAATTCCCGGCGCATAAAGTCCAGCAGAATCACACCAGCCTGCATCTTGTCAGCAGCCTGCCCGGATAATTTTTCCGGTGCGCTGGTTACCATATCGAAAGTACGGATCACCTTCAGATGGAATGACGGACTGATCCACATTGCATAGGCATACACCAGTTCTTTGCAGACATACGTTCCCCGTTCATTGCCCCCATGAATCACACTCACCGGGTCAACACCCAAATTCTGGGTGTTGGTCAATTCATGAACAAGCTCAACAGTTTGTTGGCTGGAAAGAAACTTTCCTGGCTCCTTGGTTCTGGCATTTGCACCAGATGCTACTGCTGCGCGATGCAGATCGTTCAGGCTGTAACGCCCATAAGCATCACAACGAACTTCAATACCATCAATGACCATCAGATTATTCATACTTCGTTTCTCCTCTTGATCAGGCGGCTGCACCCGCCGTTTTCTCGTACTTACTGATAGTGATCTCGACCTTCCCTTCCGGGATAACCGATCCCCACTCCACCAGCATTCTTTTCACCTGACTGTCGTCTTCCCACACCCCCGCGTGGGTCAGGGCGTCAAACAGCGCCTTGTTATAGTTGTCCAGATCGCGGATCCTGTTATCCGGAGGAAACAACACGATCTCCACTGAAGCAGGTGCCGACGTTGGTTTCGGCAGACGACGTAACTGCTCAACTATTGCTGCGCACGCCGCGCTCTGGAATTTTCGCCCCGCCGCGCTTATCAGGCTCTTACCAGCAAACGCCCCTTTGTTAGGGTGTCGCCAGTACGTGTTCACGCTGGGTGGAAAAGGCAGGATCAGCTTCATACTTTCAGGCCCCTCTCATGTAACCAGTGGGTTGCACGCAGCCTTGCGTTTTCCTCACCGGCAAGCAGTGAGCGGATAATCCCGACCGCCTCGCTGTCGTCGTCCTTCACCGCGGTATGAAGCGTGATGCCCCGGGCCACGCCACGCTTTATCGTGATGACGCCTTTTTTCTCCAGTGCGCGAAGATGCTCCACCGCTGCATTCACTGAACGGTATCCCAGCATGGTTGCCACCTCCTGATTGGTTGGCGGGAAGCCACGTTCTTTCTGATAAGAAATCAGCATATCCAGCACCTGCTGCTGGCATTGAGTTAACGTCGCCATGCCGCCATCTCCCTGACCAGTTTTTCTGCCTGCTGGCGAACCTGCGCCAGAAATGCCTCACCACATGCCTCAAGTTCATCGCGCCCGATGTAGCTGATTGCCGGTCCCTTCCAGGTCTTATCGAAAACAGCAATAGCACCAGCGAAGAAAGCGCCTGTCGGCACCTGCTTCCCATCCTTCGGGATAAACCAGGCAGGCAGTTCAAAACCGATACGCCCGCGAATAAAAGCAATATGATCTGCATCTTCCGGCCACCACACTTCGCTGGTGGCAGCTTTGATCAGGAAAACATAGCGCCCGCCCTTATCACGCATGGCACTGGCATGTTTCATGATGTAACGCATGCCGGTGATGTATTGCCCCTCATGCTGACTGGCGCGGCTGTATGGGGGATTACCAAAGGCAGCACCTTTAAGCTCCGCAAGACGTTCTGACCAGTCATGCGCCAGCGCGTTGTCTTCCGCCGTGTAATACGCGGCACATTTGGCGTTATCACCGTCAGTGAACAGATCCAGAACAAACGGACCAAACAGGGTGTTAATTCCCCAGAAAATGTTGTCCGGCGTGCGCCACTGATCGCCCACTTCCTTCAGTTCATGGGCTGGTTTGTTCCGCAGTTCCACCAGCGCCTGGCAATATTTATTACTCATTAAGCCCCCACGTAATTCCCTGACAGATACCACTCTTCACCCGATACAGCGCGCTTGCTGCTTTTCCGTAAACACCGCTCACGACGCGCAAGAAAATTGTTTCGCTCTTGCTGGGAGTGGCTTTCACGGAATGCCGCCATCCACACCGTTGCAGCACGACGGTATAAGCCCCTGGACTCCAGTTCTTCCGCCTGGCGGATCAGGCACAAAATCACCCGGGGATCGTTAGTGCCGACATAGAAATTGCGCACAGGTCTGGATTCACGAACTGGTTGCGGTTCCGGCTCCTGCGCTCTCTCAGTCAGGCGCGGGAAATGTCTGCGTGTATCCCCTTCACAACGGTGAGCCACACGCCCACTCTGACGTAACTTGCTTGCTGACTGCAGAACGCGCTGCCGTGAGTAACCTGCAAAAGCATCCGCAATGTCTCCGGAAGTACAGCCCGGATGGGCTTCAATGAATTTCTGAACTTCATTCAAAAGACTCATGCTCACCCCCTGAATCCTGCCGGGATCTGGCTGTAGTCCACGTTGTCGTAACTGGATTTGAAATACGGGTCTTCGCGTTTTTCTGTGTATGTGCTGATGGACGGCGATAAGCGCAGGGAAAGCTCATCCCATTTTTCCCGCAGCTTCGACGGGCTGAGCACGTTACGGCACCAGAACGGATCGCGGCTGACGCGGCTGTACATCTCGCAGATTTGTTTGTGAGTACGACCATCCTGCACACACATCAGGCGAATTTCGTTTGCCCAGGCTGTCCAGTTCGGTTCTTTGGGACGAACCACCTCGCCGTCACATTCGGCGGCCTGCTCGTACAGGGCGATGATTTTTTTCCAGAGCCACTGTGCGCAGGTCAAATCATCCTGCGTTCCCCACTGGCGCTTTTTAGGGCTGAATACAACCGCATCAGGATGGCGAGTTAAAAACTCCTGTTCAGCCGTCTGCGTGTCCGGTTGCGAAGCGTCCGGACGAGAAGTTTTTTTATCTGACGGATCATGTTTTGATTTTACTGACGGATCCCCGCCAGATTCTGACGGGTGAAAACCCGCTTTTTTGCCAGATTTCGACGCATCAAATTTTGACGGGTCAGATTTTGATGCGTCAGATTTTGACGGGTCAGAATCTGACAGTTGAGAAAATGCCGCTGCCTGAAGCTTCGCAACGTTAAGCTGATAAACATTCGACGCATTGCGGTTACCCTGGCGACGCGCCTTACGCGTTAACCAGCCTTCTGCTTCCAGCCGTGCGATAGCCGTTCTGACGGTACTCATCCCCGCGCCAATCTGACGGGCAATGGTTTCAATTGATGGCCAGCACACACCTTCGTCATTACTGAAATCAGCCAGGCGGGCCATAATTGCCACGCTGGATAATTTCATGCCTGACGCAGCGCAACCATCCCATACATAGCCGGTTAATTTAGTGCTCATGACCGACCTCTATTTCCCTGAATTTACGACGAAACTGTTCGAGCGGGCTGAAGCACTCATGCTCATAGCCTTCACGGAGGTAGATAACCCGTTGTGTTTCCGGCTCCCAACGAATGACTCTGACGGGCACTCCGTAGTGATCTTTGAACCAGCGGTTAACTTGTCGCAAAGGACTGTCTCCTTCTGCCGGTTGAAATCACCCACAGCCCACTCTGCAAAGCTGTGGGTTACAATTTCCCTGTCACCTGGTACATTTACTGCATAGCAATACTCCACCTTCGCTTTTCCACCCGGTACAGGAAGCGCAATCAGTTGCGAGCGACGGTAGTGTGTTGTTAAACTGTTCATGCGTTAGTTTCTCCACAGTCACGACACGCCACGGCGCCCGGAGCTGCACACTCGCGGGCGTCATTACTTTCTGAAATGCAAAAAATTTTGTAGACCAGTGCTGCATGCTCTTGCAGCTTCGAAATTGAGAGGTACAGCTCGTCGTTAATTGCTGTCTTCTCATGCGGTTCCACTACACCGTCTTCAATTGCTGAACGAATCTGTTTTGAATAACTGCCGATCTGTTCAATGACCTCCAGCAGGCGTTGGTTGATATCGGCGTTGTCCACATCCTCGACATCAGGAAGAGACACAAAGACGCCATTTGCAGACTGCGCCACAGCGTCAGCAATGAAGTGAGTTCCACCAGCACGTTGCAAAATCATTGCCCATCCCAGCGGGAAAATCTGATCGCCATCGGCACGAAGGCGGTTAAATAATGCGTTCTCTGTTACATCCAGCCAGTCAGCTGCTTCAGCGTAACCACCCGGCAACTTTGCGATAGTTTTTCTGACAGCTTTCACGTACCACTCAGGCTGTTTTTCTACTTTCCAGTGATGCTTACCCACGGTTAGCCTCATCGTTCTGTGGTTAAAAATTGAAAGTGTTCTGCTAATCTTTCGGATAGATATCCGGTCTTAAGTCAGATTTCGTAATTGCACCTGACGTGCATTGCTCAAGTTTTTTAGCCAGCACAAAACTGGCTTTTTTATAGCCATTGAAAACCAGCCGTAAGTAGCCAGGTGTTGAGCCAACTTTTCCGGCCAACTCGCCCTGCTGTTCTTTGGTTAAAGAGTCCCAATACGCTTTCATACAATGTGTACCTCCGGTGTACATATTACATGATTGAAATGAACCTTCAAGATACTTGTACCTTAACGGTACAAGGGTTTTAATTTCGTTATGAAAACAATCCATGACATCCGGCGGTCTAACGCCAGAAAACTGAGAGATGGTGTTGGCGGGAATTCTTCCTTTGCCACTATGATTGATCGCGAGCCAACCCAGACCAGCAGGTTTATGGGAGATGGTGCTACTAAAAATATCGGTGACAGCATGGCACGACACATCGAAAAATGTTTCGACCTGCCTGTCGGATGGCTCGATCAAGAACACCAGACAACGAACATCACAAAAAAACCTGATGTTTCAATCACTAATAAACAAATCACATTAGTCCCTGTCATATCATGGGTACAGGCCGGAGCATGGAAAGAAGTTGGATATTCTGAGGTTGATTTGAGCACAGCAGAAACGTATCCCTGCCCTGTACCCTGTGGGGAAATGACTTATATCTTGCGGGTGATAGGTGATTCAATGATTGATGAGTACCGCCCGGGAGACATGATTTTTGTCGATCCTGAAGTACCTGCCTGCCACGGTGACGACGTTATTGCATTGATGCACGATACAGGCGAAACCACCTTCAAAAGGTTGATAGAAGATGGGACACAGCGTTATCTCAAAGCGTTAAACCCAAACTGGCCTGAGCCTTACATTAAGATCAACGGTAATTGCTCTATAATTGGTACAGTGATTTTCTCAGGAAAACCAAGAAGATACAAAATCAAAGCCTAATCAATGTTTATGAACCTGCTTCGGCAGGTTTTTTTATACTTGACAATGTACCTTTGAGATACATAATGTACCCAACCGAAACAACGAACAGGCAGGACGCCCACGAAGTAGCCGCCTGGGGCATATGAAGTCCAGGATGATTCGTTGAGTCATGTTGTGCCACTAGGCACTCATGTTAAAGCAGGTGTATGAAATGAAAGTCCAGATTTTAAACAATAACTGTGAAGTCGTTTGGTCATACGACATAGCCGCCCCTGTAGATCAGAGCGGCGATAGCTGGACCAATGGGAAACATCAGATTATGGCTGGAGTTGTGTTCTCTTTACGCCGTGCTTTGGAACAGGCTGAAGTATTTCCATCAGACCCTGAATGGAAATGGCCTTTTTCTATTTGTCCAAATTCTGAGAGTACATTTCAGAAAATTGGTCAGAAAGTCGCACTCGAAGAGCATCAGCCAACTGTTTCCTGATTTTTTCAGGTAACTCGTCGGCATCGCAGAAACAACAACGATCGATCATGTTGAAAGCCGATTCGTAAAACTGTTTCTGCTGAGTGTCGCTGAGACAGGAAAAGAGCGACGTTACGATGATTTTATTAATTGCATTATCAAGTTCTTTTTCATCAAAAGTCATTTGATTTTCCTTTTATGTATACGGGCTTAAAAGGATACCACCGAGCCTGAAGTGGTGAAAAGACAGGCACATAACAGCTAAGTATTTTCAACCAGAGAGAATCCTTAGCGTTGTGGTGAATGCGGCTCAGCGCACGCGGGTTAAGGTTGAGGCTGACAGTCGACCTTCTGTGGATACCCACCCGTCTGGTGTGCAACCTTCGCCAGGCACCGGGAGGCACCCGGCACCACAACTTTATGCTGTGCGTAGTCCTGGCGGTACCAGTTTGTACCCTTGCTTCCGGCTGGTACCGTCCTTTTTACAAAACAGAGAAGAGCATCACCGGACGACGGGCTCATAACCCAATCCATCCGGGCGGCTGCCACCGCAGGTGTTCTTCTCTGTTTTGTGGAGAAACCAACCGGCCTTGCAGGGTCGATATGATGAGGAGCAGCAAAATGGCTAGCGAACGCAGTACTGATGTGCAGGCATTTATCGGGGAGCTGGACGGCGGCGTATTTGAAACCAAAATCGGCGCAGTTCTCAGTGAAGTCGCTTCCGGTGTGATGAACACGAAAACCAAAGGTAAGGTCTCGCTCAACCTGGAAATCGAACCATTTGATGAGAACCGTGTGAAAATCAAACACAAACTCTCATATGTTCGCCCGACTAACCGTGGGAAAATTTCCGAAGAAGACACCACCGAAACGCCGATGTATGTCAATCGCGGTGGTCGCCTGACTATTCTGCAGGAAGACCAGGGACAATTACTGACTCTTGCCGGTGAGCCTGACGGAAAACTCCGCGCAGCAGGTCATTAATATCGTTCTTAATTAACTGATTATTTATCTCATCACTGAATATCTTAATATAGTGAGGACTTATTATGTCTCAGAACTTAGACGCAACTGCAATTAATCAAATCCATGCCCTTATTTCTGCTCAGGGTGTTAATGAAATTATCAGTAAGATTGGTGCCGATGCTGTGGCATTGCCTGAGAATTTCCGCATTCATGATCTGGAAAAATTTAATTTAAATCGCTTCCGTTTCCGTGGTGCGCTTTCCACTGCCAGCATCGATGACTTTACCCGTTATTCTAAAGATCTTGCAGATGAAGGCACCCGCTGCTTTATCGATGCTGATAATATGCGTGCCGTCAGTGTACTTAACCTGGGTACTATTGATGAACCAGGTCACGCAGATAACACCGCCACTCTCAAACTGAAAAAGACAGCACCGTTCTCTGCCCTGTTGTCTGTTAACGGCGAGCGTAACTCCCAGAAGTCACTGGCAGAATGGATTGAAGACTGGGCCGACTACCTTGTGGGCTTTGATGCTAATGGTGACGCTATTCAGGCAACAAAAGCGGCTGCGGCAGTCCGTAAAATCACGATTGAAGCAAACCAGACCGCTGATTTTGAAGATAATGACTTCAGCGGCAAACGCTCCCTGATGGAGTCTGTCGAAGCGAAGACCAAAGACATTATGCCAGTGGCATTTGAATTTAAATGCGTTCCGTTTGAAGGCCTTAAAGAACGTCCGTTTAAATTACGCCTCAACATTATCACTGGCGATCGTCCTGTACTGGTTCTGCGCATTATTCAGCTGGAAGCAGTGCAGGAAGAAATGGCTAACGAATTTCGTGATCTGCTTGTTGAGAAATTTAAAGACAGCAAAGTAGAAACCTTTATTGGTACTTTCACCGCCTGATTTCATTACTGCAAATGCCCCTGCGGGGGCATTTATGGAAACATAATTTACTCAATAATCGCCGGATGGTGATGGCTTCCTTTTACCAGAATTCAGCGCGGTACAGCGCATATACGTGGAGAACAATATGTCATTTATTAAAACTTTTTCCGGGAAGCATTTTTATTATGACAGGATAAATAAAGACGACATCGTTATTAACGATATCGCGGTTTCCCTTTCAAATATCTGTCGCTTTGCAGGACATCTTTCACACTTCTACAGCGTCGCCCAACATGCGGTGCTTTGCAGCCAGCTGGTACCGCAGGAATTTGCTTTTGAAGCGTTAATGCATGATGCAACAGAAGCATATTGCCAGGACATCCCCGCACCACTGAAACGCCTTCTTCCTGACTATAAACGGATGGAAGAAAAAATAGACGTCGTCATCCGTGAGAAATACGGATTACCCCCGGTTATGAGCACGTCCGTGAAATATGCCGATCTCATCATGCTGGCAACCGAACGCCGCGATCTCGGGCTTGATGATGGCTCTTTCTGGCCTGTACTGGAAGGTATCCCGGCGACAGAGATGTTCAAAGTTATTCCACTGTCACCAGGCCATGCCTACGGGATGTTTATGGAACGTTTTAACGAGTTATCGGAGTTACGCAAATGCGCATGAATGTTTTCGAAATGGAAGGGTTTCTTCGCGGGAAATGTGTACCGCGAGATCTGAAAGTGAACGAAACAAATGCTGAGTACCTGGTACGTAAATTCGATGCGCTTGAAGCTAAATGTGCGGCACTGGAAAACAAAATAATACCAGTGTCAGCTGAACTACCACCAGCAAATGAAAGTGTTCTGTTATTTGATGCTAACGGAGAAGGCTGGCTGATTGGCTGGCGTTCTCTCTGGTACACCTGGGGACAAAAAGAAACCGGAGAATGGCAGTGGACATTTCAGGTCGGGGACATTGAAAGCGTCAATATCACTCACTGGGCAGTAATGCCAAAAGCACCGGAGGCTGGAGCATAATGACCACATTTACCGATAAAGAACTGATTAAAGAAATCAAAGAGCGTATCAGCAGCCTAGAGGTTCGAGACGATATTGAGCGCCGTGCTTATGAAATTGCTCTGGCATCGCTGGAAGAGGAGCCGGTGGCATGGCTACATTCAGACAATGGCTTAGGTATTCCAGCAATAACCAGGAGTAAAAACATTGCTGACAGTTGGTTATCAAAGGGCTGGTATGTTCAGCCGCTATATATAGCCAAGCCAGTGCCGGTGGTGCCAGATGCTCGTCCGTCTTTAAATAATGGCATAGTCGGTTTTGATGAAGGCTGGAACGCCTGCCGCGCCACCATGCTTCACGGTGTCAAACCTGTAAGCCAGACTTACAAGTTGAACAAGCTGTCTGGCAACTCTCCGGTAACTCCGGATGGTTGGATAAGCTGTAGTGAGCGAATGCCGAACGATAAACAATATGTTTGGTGTTGGGGTAAGTCTTACGGCTGGACTGAGTGCGATACCTTCGAAGGGTATTACGATTGTTCGAGAAACAAATGGTGGGCAGTTACTGACAATGGGGAAGAACCGGCATCGAAAGTAACCCACTGGATGCCGCTACCGGAACCGACGCAGGAGGTGAAGTAATGAACAACTTAATGACAACTAAACAAGTCGCCGACTTCTGTGGCGTTTCAGTATCGACAGTTCTTCGCTGGAACAGCGTAAACCGGAGAACTGGCCAGAAATACAGACCTGATTTTCCAGATCCTGATATTAAATCATGCCCAAATAAATGGGCGTCACGCAAGATTTACAGGTTTGCAGGAGTTATTGAATGACGTATGTGAACAGACACGTCTATGGCACGGTCAGCGTCTGTCTGAGCGATACAGGCACGGACGTTGCTATCCACAAGCATTAATTATCAGGAAACTGGGACCGCTCCCCAAGCATGATGTATTGAAACGAAGACATTTACACAATGATAGAAAAAATACTAAAATAATGATTCAACTCAAAGAGTTGATGTACATAAAATGCCTCACCGGCATAGGTGAACATTTTCATGGGTGGGGAAAAACATGATGTGGACCACACTTCCCCCTCTAAAAAGAGGGGAAAGAGTATGGTTTTGTTGTACACTAAAGGCCATATGGTTTTTTATTATGTTTGGATAAGATAAATGAATGTAATAGCATTTAATGAAATAGAATCTAGCATCGCCGCCAATGATCAGGTTGATTCTATCTGCATTGAATTAACAACATTTAATCAAGATAATGTCATTTCATTTGAAAGTAAAAAGAAAAATAAATAAATTCTTGATGCATTTTTTGAAATAATAAATACTGATATAGTTTTCGACTAGGTAATTAGCAATGGCTGAAGCAGCAAAAAAAACTCCACAAAAGCTGAATGAAAAAAAAGGCTCAACATCAGCATCATCACTTGAGATTGTGAATTCACGACAATCAAAAGATATTTATCTTGGATTGTGTGGATATGTTGGATGTGGCATGAGAACGATAAACAAAATTATCGAAGAGATATCCAAAGAATGGGGGTATAATGTTGTACACATCCGCATAAGTGCGCTTATGGAAAACCCATTATATTTTGAGCCAGCAGCACTGGAGGTATCCGAAAGCACACAAGTTAATAGACATTTAAAACTCCAGGATATTGCCAATAAGCTTCGTAAACATTACAAAAAAAATGAGTTGCTTGCAGAAGCTGCTATTGCAGCAATCGCAGCAGAGAAAAATAATATTGATTATAATAATGATGAATATAAAGGTACTGTCTTCATCATTGATCAATTCAAAAGGCCGGAAGAAATAGAGTTATTCAGAGTTATATATCAGCATAATTTCTATTTATTAGGAGTTTTGCGCGATTTAGATTACCGAATTCCGAATCTCATTGCTGACGAATCGACAAAGGACGACCTTCATTTAATTATCAATATTGATAATAAATCCTCTGATCCGTATGGACAAAGAACCGGGGAAACCATTCTTGATTCAGATTTTTTTATTAAAAATAACTTCAGCCAAAAAAGTGAATTAAAGAAGAAGATTGATCGGTTTTTCGGTCTTATTCATGGCAAAAATGGTTTAACACCAACTTTTAACGAGAAAGGTATGTATGCTGCCTTTTCAACATCATTACAATCAGCTTGTTTATCACGTCAAGTAGGGGCTGCACTGTTTGATGATGAAGGGAATTTGCTTGCCGTGGGTAAGAACGACGTACCTAAAGCTGGTGGCGGGTTGTATAGCAGTGATGATTTTGATAACGATCATCGATGCGTTCACAAAAGTGGTAAGTGTTATAATGATGCAAACAAGCTAAAAATTAAAGACCGTATAAAAAGCATATTATCAACCGAAGTAAGAAATGTATTAGGTATTTCCGCAGGACAAACTGTTGCCGATATTAATATAACACGACTTCTAAACAAATTAGATAATATTGCAGAAGGCATTTACAAAGACAGCAAAATATCAAGTGTAATGGAGTATTCCAGATCAATTCATGCTGAAATGGACGTCATTACATCAATGGCTAGAAAACAAAACGGCGATACTAAAGATAAAATTCTTTTTACGACAACCTATCCCTGCCACAACTGTGCAAGGCATATTGTCGCAGCTGGAATAAAAAAAGTAGTATATATAGAGCCATTTGATAAAAGCCTTGCTCTTGATCTGCATAATGATGCAATAACAAAGAACGAAGAATCATCCAAAGTAATATTTTGTGATTTTGAGGGGGTATCACCCCGCCGCTACCATAAATTTTTCAGACCAACGGATGAACGTAAAGATGATAAAACAGGGACTGCAAATAAATTTAATGCTCGCTACAAAAATCATATAGATGTTCAATATCTTGATGATTATAGAAAGTATGAGACTGTTGTAGCTAAGAAATTTATAAACGAGATTGCTAAACCAGAGTCTCAGCCATAACTGTTTCCACTCCTTATTTCTGTAAGGATAAGGAGTGGTATTTTTATAAGTATAATGACTGCCTCTTCATAAATCAGCAAATCGAAATATCAGCAACCAGTTAATTATAATCCAAGAATCATTACTATTTTCTTACTCTGTATGTCCATTCATTATTCAATAGGCTGTCTGTTGGAACCTAAATTAGTGTAAGTAAGAATCGAATCAACCCTATCCCACCATGCCTGATAGGCTTTACGCTGTTCTTCTAGATAATCACTCTTATCATAAACTTGCCATACCCCTGGCAGTTTATGACCGAGCATTATTTCAGCAATATGAGGCGCAGTAAGATCAGAAAAGTTTGTTCGTGCTGTTCGTCTCAAATCATGAAGAGACCAATGAGGAAATTGATACCCCAAACGCCGCCATGCGTACTGCATTAAATTGTAAGGCAGCGACTGCAATGATGTCCGACCAACTGGCTCCTTGCTTCCTTCCTTGGTAAAAAGCATATCGGAACCGTTGTTCATAGAGATAACGTATTTTATAAGCTCTTCAACCGGTTCAATAATGGGGCGCTTTAGCGGTTCGCCTGTTATATCACCTGTCTTATGTCGTTCTGGCGGTACAGTCCATACCTTATTAATGAAATCAAAATCATCCACCCTGGCAGTAATCAGCTCTGAACTACGACAGCCGAAATGCAGCAATAGTTTAATGAAGGCCCGGTATTTGGGAACCATTCGAGAACCATCGATCGCAGCATAAAGAATTTTAATTTCATCGTGTGTCAGAAACCGTTTCTTCTGACCTTTACGGATATCCATATCTTTACCCGTGATGTCCGACAGCGGGCGAGTTTCAATAAACTTTCGCTTATACGCCCAGACATGGGCCTGCTTTGCGTTAATTAGCAATCGGTCTGCTATTGCCGGAGTCTTAGTGCTAAGAGGCTCCAGGACCTCTAACCAATCATGCAATGTAGCTGCATCATGAGGGATACTCCCGATTTTAGAGAACAGATGCAGTTCAAATGAGCGGAGTATCTGCTCAGAACCTTTTTTATTTTTTACACAATATGCTTCATACCAGGCACGGATCACAGACTCTACCGTCATGGCTTCAGTAGCTTTGCGTTTTTCTGCCTGCCTGACCAATCGTGGATTGCGGTTTGACTCAAGTTCACCACGAAGACGGATAACTTCTTCTCTGGCCTCTTTTAATCCAGTTGCCGGGTAAGTTCCGATATCAAGTCGCTCGCCTTTCCCTGCCCATTGATAACGATATTGGAACACTACGCGACCTTTCGGTGATACTCTGACAGACAGACCATCACGATCTGATTTAACCAAAACCTTATCGCGTTCCTTTCCAACGACTGAACGCAACCACGCATCAGACAGCGCCAT